CTCTTTGTCTGTTAAGGCTTTAATATCCTTCGTCTTGTAAGCTATTTGTTTCAAAGGCTTCAAGTAATCTCTTTTAGCACGCAACAAATCTTCAGGGTCGAAAAAGTCTATAGGGTCAATAACATACTGCAATGTAGCGTTATATTTTTCCCAATTGGGTAATAATTTTGGTGGTCCCCATTTATTGGGAACACCGAACTTCTCTTCAATCTGTTTAGAAAGAATTGAAGGTACTACCTGACTCTTAGACTGTGCTCGAAGAGCAGTCGAACCATGTAAATCAATGGGCGATGCTTCAGGTAAATTATGAAAAATTTTGGCGTGCGGATGTACCGTCTTAGTGTCTAAAACATTAACCCCCATGCACTTTTCAGGTAACTCTGTAGCTGAACTTGATATGCCAACTTCATTAACAGTTTCTAACCATGTTTTTGCATACAACACCTCCGTAGAAGTTATAGTTTGCATAACACCATCATTTCCTGTTTCATCACCGCCAATATGAAATCCTAAAATGGACGAATCCTTACTCTCAGAATAAAGTACTGCCATACAATTTCCCTTACGCGCCAAAGGAGTCTTATAATATCCACCATCAAAAGGCATATATTTATGTCCAGTATATGCGTGTTGTACTGCCACATTATCCGATTGCAAATCACCGTTTTCATCTCGCATAATGAAATGACAATGTGCTAATCCCTTACCATGGGAAAAAGGCAACCATTTTGTGATATTCTTAACGTCCGGGCAGTTAGGCACAAACAGCAACACTGCATCCTTCATCGCGATAGGTGCACATGTTGAGTAAGAAACTCGAAACTTGAAGTTACTTGAAGCTTTATTATTACGTCTAACAACGCAATCCAAATGTTTTCGAGGTTCGGCTTCTAAGTTTCCGTCTGGATAAAATATGTGTTTAGGGACTAAAGCTACAAACTTTTGGACAAAAAATATATTACACAATCCCTGTCTGTCTCCACATCGGTATCGTAATGTAAACAAATTTTTACCAATGGCATTCCTCACATGCTCAGGTGATGCGTTTTTAACAACTGGTTTCGTCTTAAAACCAATTGAATCTAGCATAGAACCTAACCACGAGGTCTGCTTATCAACGCTCTCCTCATCTAGAGAATGGGGTAAATTTTGTAATCGATACGAATTCCATAACGAAATGCCTTTAAGACCAATGATAATTGTTCCCGCAACCAATAAGGTTTTAGGAATACACGTCTTGCGAATCTCAGCAGCGTACATATCAATGGCTTCCTTACGTTCCAAAAACTCTTTTTCAATAACAGCACGTC